CTTGTTCGGCAACTTTGACATTGTTTACACTTCCGCTGGAAGCACAACAACTGGCATTTCTGGTGCAGAGTTGAATGTGGCTGACGGTGGCACAGGAACAACTTTGTCACTCAAGGTGATAGACATTTCTGAGGATCCAGAAAACAGCGATGTTGGATCTGACGCAACAAATGTTCTATGCGTTATTCAAAACCACATATTCGGCGTCAAAGGCGCTGGCTTGGCATAAGGAGGCTGAAAAATGGCTATTTCTCGCGCACAACTAGCGAAAGAGCTAGAACCCGGCCTTAACGCTCTATTCGGAATGGAATATGATCGTTATGACGCCGAGCATGCTGAAATCTACGACACAGAATCTTCAGATCGTGCATTTGAAGAAGAAGTGATGTTGGTCGGTTTTGGTAATGCAAACACCAAATCAGAGGGTTCTGGAGTCGCATTTGATTCTGCCTCTGAAGCATACACAGCACGTTATACGCATGAGACAATCGCTCTTGCATTCGCGCTGACAGAAGAAGCTATGGAAGATAATTTGTACGACCGCCTTGGCGCTCGTTATACAAAGGCTCTTGCTCGCTCAATGGCTCACACCAAGCAAGTTAAAGCCGCTGCAACATTGAACAATGCGTTCAGCAGTAGCTTTACAGGTGGTGACGGTAAGGAGCTTTGTGCTACTGACCATCCACTAGCTGGTGGCGGTACACTCCGTAATGAACCATCAACTGCTGCTGACCTCAATGAAACTTCGCTTGAGAATGCTCTTATTGACATCTCAACATTCGTTGATGAGCGGAACATGATTGTCGCACTTCGCGGCATGAAATTGATTATTCCACCACAGCTTCAGTTCATTGCTGACCGTCTTCTTGAGTCAACACTTCGTCCCGGCACAGCCGACAACGATGTGAACGCTCACAGAAACATGGGTATGCTCCCAGAGGGTTATGTCGTTAACCACTTCCTAACTGATACAGATGCTTTCTTTATCAAAACGGATGCACCTAACGGCTTTAAGCACTTTGAGCGCACACCAATGGCAACTGGTATGGAGGCTGACTTCGATACTGGTAACATGCGGTTTAAGGCTCGTGAGCGTTATAGCTTTGGCTTTAGCGATCCTCGCGCAGTGTTCGGTTCTCCGGGCGCATAAGAATACCTTCTCCAAAGGTGAGAAAAGGGCGGCTTCACAGTCGCCCTTTTTTATTGTATAGTTTTTATTCCTGACAAACGCATTGGGCGTTTGACACTAGCCACGACAGGAGAATCACATGGCTACCACTACCTTTTCAGGTGCAGTCCGTTCCAAAAACGGATTTCAAGTAATTAATGAGAATGGCACCACTGGTGCAATCACCCAGACAGGCTTTTCTGTAAATGCAACAGGTCAGCTTATTTCTATGGGTACTCGCAAAATTCAAACATTTGCAGTGAGTCTAGCTGATACAAATGCAGCAGGAACCACATATGCAGATGATGATGTTCTTGTAGAACTAGGTGCATTGAACACAGATCATCCAGATGCTCTGGTAACAGCTAGTAAATTTTTCATTCACAAAGTAGTGCTTGGGATAACAACTGCTGCCGCAAGTGATGCACAATCTGTAGCGAATCTACAACTTAGTGCTACTTCTGGCACAGCCACTAATACAGCCGTATCTTCTGGTACAGAAATTGTTGGTGCAGGTGTTGCATCATTCAATCCACGCATTTCTGCAACGGATTCGGTTACTGAGGTTGATATTGACCTTGATGCTACTGCTGGCACTTTTCATGTGTTTGAGCCAAATATCAATGCAGCGATTGCAAGTAATAATTTGTACATGTGTGCTGGAGCTGCTTGTGACACGGCTTTGACAGCTTTTCGTGCTACCCTTGAAATAGAATACTCTGTTTACTAAAAGGGGATTAACATGGCGGATACTGTAACATCACAGACGCTTGTTGATGGTGAAAAAACTGCTGTATTAAAGTTCACCAATATTTCTGATGGTTCTGGAGAGAGTGCTGTTAAAAAAGTAGATGTTTCTGCTTTGGCTAACAGCACCGCTGGACAGGCTTGTGCCAGAGCTACTATAGAGAAAATTTGGTGGCAGTGTAATGGCATGAAGGTCAAAATACTATTTGATGCTTCAACAGATGATTTTTGTATTGAATTGGGCGAAAATCAAAGTGGTCATCACGATTACACCAGTTTTGGTGGTTTAACAAACCCAGCTAGTTCTGGTGTTACAGGTGACATTATGTTCACGACTGTAGGCCATTCCTCTGCTGATACTTATACCATCATTATGCAAGTGCAAAAGAGCTACTAATTATGGCTCGTAAACGGGATAAGCAACCTCCCAAGACAAAAAAATATTTCCGCTCCACTAAATCTGGAGCGGGAATGACTAAGGCTGGTGTGGCTCGTTATAAACGAGAAAACCCCGGTAGCAAATTAAAGACAGCGGTTACAGGTAAGGTTAAGAAAGGCAGTAAAGCAGCAAAGCGGCGTAAATCTTTTTGCGCTAGATCTGCTGGTCAGATGAAAAAGTTTCCAAAGGCTGCAAAAAATCCTAACAGTCGTTTAAGACAGGCTCGTAGAAGATGGAAGTGTTAATGACCCCTAAAGATGTTTTAAAACAACTAGAAAAGCATGAAGAATCGTGTGACAAGCGTTATGCTGATATACAAGATCAGTTAAAACGCCTTGATACTAGGCTATGGGGTATTGCCATTTTAATAGTAGCAGCGGCTGGCATGGAACAATTGTTCTAATGGTCATGGGCCGTTCACAGATGGGCAAGCAAATTAGCAAGCCCCCTATGAAGAGGAAGAAAAATGCCAAAAGAC